GGTAATAATAGTGGGCAGCCGTCTACTGTTGTAGATAATACATTGATGGTTTTAATCACTATGTATTATTCTCTCAGGAAGGCTGGGTATGGGGAAAATCAACATGAAGTGTGTAGATTTTTCATAAATGGAGACGATCTCGTTATTGCAGTACATCCTGATCATGAACCTATGCTCGACACGTTTCAAGCCTCGTTTGCAGAACTTGGATTGAAATATGACTTTTCATCGAGGCACACAGATAGACAAGAAATCTGGTTCATGTCACACCAAGGGATTTTGAAGGATAACCTGTACATTCCAAAGTTAGAGCAAGAAAGAATTGTAGCCATACTTGAATGGGATAAGGCAAAGCTTCCTGAGCATCGTCTAGAAGCAATCATGGCTGCAATTATTGAGTCATGGGGTCACGAAGACCTCACAGAGCAGATCAGAAAATTTTACCAGTGGGTTTTGGAGCAAGCACCCTACAATGAGTTAGCTAAGCTTGGAAAGGCACCATACATTTCAGAAGTTGGACTGAGAAATTTGTACACAAATGAAAGAGCAAGCCCCTCTGAACTAGAAGAGTACTTGACAAAATATTTTGAGGAAGAGAGGGGTGACAGTCCTGAATTGTTGGTATACCACCAATCAAACTCATTGAGCAGTAAAAGCGTCTACCATCAATCTAGCGAAGGAAAGATTGATGCAGCAGCGACCCAAGCAAATAAGAAAGGAAAAGACGTCGAAAGCGCTGCCACCGCGAAGGATGACAAAAACAAGGAGGTGGAAAAAAAGAAAGAACCAGACCGAGATGTGGACGTGGGGAGCTCTGGTGCTCTATCGGTCCCGAGAATAAAAGCATTCAATGATAAAATGATGGTTCCTAAATGCAGAGGAAAAGCAGTACTTAATCTTGAGCATTTAATAAAGTACAATCCTCAACAGGTTACTCTTTCAAACACTCGATCAACTCAAGAACAATTTGATAGATGGTACGAAGGAGTTAGCCCTGCATATGGAATGAATGATCAGCAAATGTCGATTATCATGAATGGATTAATGGTCTGGTGTATTGAAAATGGAACATCCCCAGATATATCTGGTTCCTGGGTGATGATGGATGGAGACGTGCAAGTTGAGTATCCCATCCAACCATTAATTGAGAATGCAGCGCCCACCTTCAGGCAGATCATGGCACATTTTAGCAATTTAGCTGAAGCATATATTGCTAAAAGGAATATGACCGAGCGTTATATGCCACGATATGGCTTGAAGAGAAATTTGACTGACATGAGTCTCGCCCGGTTTGCATTTGACTTCTACGAGATTAACTCAAAGACTCCAGAACGAGCGAGAGAAGCTCATATGCAAATGAAAGCGGCCGCTCTTAGGAGTGCGAATCGTCGCTTGTTCGGGATTGATGGCAGTGTCAGTAACAGGGATGAAAACACGGAGAGGCACACTGTTGATGACGTCGATAGTAATACTCATTCTTTGCACGGAATGAGGAAGTGACCTCGGTTTATCTATTATTTATGAGCCCGTATGTTTAGTCTCTCTATTTTACGTGTAACCTTAGTGTCAGTGTGGGTGTCCCACCTATATACTATGTGTCAGTGTGGGTGTCCCTCCTAGTCTTTGTTCCGTAATTTAGCCGTTCTTCTTGAGCCTTTGTGCAGTGTGGCCGCGCCATGTGTCGGAAAGTCTTCTGGAGAAAGGGAAAAAA